ATTCTCCCAGTGATTCGACGTGTAATGCCAACCGTTATCGCTAACGAGTTGGTTGGTGTACAGCCAATGACTGGCCCAGTATCCCAAATCCACACATTACGTGTACGTTATGCTCAGTCTTTAACAGACGACAGTTTAGCACAAACTTCTGTAACAGCTGGTCAAGAAGCTTTAAGCCCATTCACCATTGCTACAGCATATTCCACAGTTCCACAACTTACTGGTACAGCTACTGGCTACACTGGTAACAACACAGCAACTATGGAAGGTACAGGCGGTAAGCAAATCAGTATCCAAATCTTGAAACAAGCTGTTGAAGCAAAAACACGTAAGTTACAAGCACGTTGGACATTTGAAAGTGCTCAAGACGCACAAGCAATGCATGGTATCGACGTAGAAGCCGAAATCATGGCTGCTTTGGCTCAAGAGATCACAGCTGAGATCGACCAAGAGATCCTCTTGAGTCTCTCCAGTTTGGCTGCTACTGAGTACACATACAACCAAGCTACCGTATCTGGTACTGCTACATTCGTTGGTGACGAACACGCTGCTTTAGCTGTTTTGATCAACCGTGTTGCTAACTTGATCGCTCAACGCACACGTCGTGGCGCAGGTAACTGGGCTGTTGTTAGTTCAGCTGCTTTGACAGTATTGCAATCTGCTACAACTAGTGCTTTTGCTCGCACAACAGAAGGCACATTTGAAGCTCCTACAAACACCAAGTTTGTTGGTACATTGAATGGCTCTATGCGTGTGTTTGTAAACAGCTACGCACCAGATACACAATCTGTGTTAGTTGGTTACAAAGGCTCTTCAGAAGCTGATGCTCCAGCATTCTACTGCCCATACATTCCATTGATGAGTAGTGGCGTTGTATTGGATCCAAGTACTTTCGAACCAGTCGTATCATTCATGACACGTTACGGGTTTGTGGAATTGACTAATACTGCCAGTTCGTTTGGAAATGCAGCAGACTACGTTGGTGAAATCGCGGTTCAGAACTTGAGCTTTAGTTGATCCAAACGCAGTAAAAATATATTCCAGCAATGGAACATTACAAAAAGGCAACTTCGGTTGCCTTTTTTGTTGACAAAATATTACGAGAATGTTAAATTATACTAAATAATATTATGAACAAATACGAAAAGTGGTATAACTCTATTGTATCAAACGCTAAACTACGCACAGTAGATGGTTATACAGAACGCCATCATATTATTCCTGTTAGTCTAGGCGGAAGCGATAGCAAAGAAAATTTAGTAGATTTAACAGCAAGGGAACATTTCATTTGCCATTGGTTGTTGGTAAAAACACAAAAAGGCGAAGCAAGAGCAAAAATGATTTATGCGTTAAACGGAATGAAACGTAACGGTCATTGTACTCAACGCTATGAAACTAAAATTACAAGCAGAGTGTACGAGAACCTTAAAAAAGAATTCTCAATAGTACATTCAGCTACTATGAAAGGCCGCCCTGCTCATAACAAAGGCATACCAGCGACTGCCGCCCAAATAGAAAAAAATAAAAAAGCCGCAATTGGTAGAGTAATGAGCGCAGAATCTATTGCTAAAGGCGTAGCAAAACGCACTGGGCAAAAAAGAACGGCTGAACAAAAAGCAAACTTATCTCGCGGGCAAACAGGTATTAAAAAAGGTCCTATGAGTGAAGAAGGCAAACGAATAAGATCAGAATCAGCAAAAGGCAAAAAGAAACCTGCAGGCCACGGCGATGCGATTAGTGCCACTGTAGCTAAACTATTAGCAGAAGGCAAGCATTATACACAAACAAAAATACAATGCCCGCATTGTCCAGTACAAGCAAGCAAGGCAAGATACAATGCTTACCACGGTGATAAGTGTAAGCACAAGTCCTAATACGTCCGCTGGCATGGTCCCAACTGTAAAAATCTATCACACCATTATCTACCCACTAAATATTCGTAATAAGACAATAGCTGTAGTCCACGATGAGAAGACAGCAGATCGTAGGGCCTTGACTTAGTGGGTCCTTGTCCAAATAGATTAAGCTGGTGGGTCGGAAACTCTGTGTATAAAACAATCAAGCACCGCAAGGTGCTTTTTTGTTTTCTGCTAAATATACAATAACAAGGACATAACATATGGTAGCCCCAACATCAATCGGACCCGGCTGGACCGTAGGACCTGGATGGTCAATAGGTACTAACACCGGCCCTGGGCCTGGCCCAAGCGGTAGCAATGGAGTAGTTGGTTTTTCAGAAATGACAGCCACCGGCAATATTGTAACTTGGTTACAAGGCGGCGGACCAGGCAATGCCACAATAACATCCACAGGATTTACAATTACAGCAAATACAGGCAATCCACCTCTTACAAACGGTGTTGCTATTGCTTCATTGACACCAAACAATCAGGCATTTTTTGCTTCCTATGGCACTGGCAATCACACAGCCACTTGGGCAGCTGGTAGCACAATTACTGGCCCAACAACAGTTAATATTGATACCATTTCAGGCAGTCAATTAATATTTTACATAGGTAATGTTTCAACACCAGCAACCTTTAACTTCCCAGTTACATTTAGTTAAAACTCAATCTAGGATATTGTTGACCTAGCGCAGGTCTTGCGCCATATGTATCATTTGGATACAGTATAGGATCGGCGGCTAGCAAAGCCAAAATTGCTGTGCCAATAGGACTACCTAACCCAGTACAAGCGTCCCATCCAGCGGTGGCTGAATATCCATCAACTGCTCCCGGTCCAGTGGCTGGACAAGCATTGTTACCTTGAGTTATATCACGAAACACCTGAGGATTGGCATACAGCAAACTATTTAAAAAACCTAAACGACGACCTGTTGCGGCATTTAGTCTTACAACTAAACCAGCCATCATGGGAGCAGCGGCACTGGTGCCAGCATTCACAGTGGCAATGTTATACGGACCGTACCAAAACTCATAGCCAGTGGCAGGATCTCCATTCAATGCAACATCAGGAATGCCACGATAGGTAACAGCACTAACTGTTGCGCTGGGATATTTGGTTGTGGTTAGGTTGGCCTGATATGATGGCAAATTATAGATAGAACTGGTGCCACCACCTGAACCATTGTTGCCAGTATTCCAAACGACTTCGTTGGCAATGGTGCTATCGTTGTTGATTGTTAGTGTTGTTCCACCGCAGGCCAATACATAAGGGCTTGATGAGGGAAACTGCACAGAGTAAACAGGATCAGACGCATAGGCTTTGCTTCCATAATCGCCAGTGGCGGTAACAATGGTTATACCAAGAGCAATGGCCTGTAAAAATAAATTATTGAGATTCAGGCCATTGAATCCCCAAGCAGTTTCAATAGCACCCCAACTTAAAGAAAGTACACTGGGGGAATTTACTTGGTCAAAAATGGCCGCATTAAAACAGTTATAAAAACTGTTCAATGAATTAGGCGCAAAATAAACAACTATTTTAGCATTAGGAACTACTCCACCCAGGACAGCTATGTCCAATACTACCTCCTGAGAGGCCGAGCTGTCGTCAGGATTATTAGCAGCACCACCAACAGAAAAATTGACTGTTTGTGGAACAGGCACGCCGTAATTATTAAACGTAAGAGTTAAATTATCCTGAGTGTATCCACCACCAAATTCCAACACGCCCACACACTCGCCAGCTCCTGTGCCAGCAGGGTATTGATAAGCAGTGGCCACTTGTTCGGGAGTATAAGGAGCACTTATGGTGCTAGCAGTAGAATGTGTTAACTGCAAACTATTATCTAAACCTAATACCGCTTCGATAATATCTTTTACGCTATCAGGAAGTGTAACAGTACCTGTATGTGAGTGATATGTGCGAGCTCCATCTGTTACTTGTGTAAGTGTAATACCAAATGCCTGATTGTAATCGGCTGCAGTTCCTGTCAACTTAACAGTGGCGCTATTGTTGTAAATTTTACTAACGGTTAAATTATTTTTTTGAGCAAACAAGCGTACCAACACCAAGTCTGTGGCGGCCGGGGCAAACATTGACTCAAAATCTGCGTGAGATAGTGTATCATTTGTACCTGCAATAACACCGTGGGCATAATCTTTTAGTGATACAGGACGGCGAATTACAAGACTAACAGATAATTGTTGATCAAGTGGCAATGGAATCACGGTGGCCACCTTAGGTCTCCATCTGTACTAGAGTAAGCGTTACCGTTATTGTAGATGTTGCTGTTCCAGTATTAACAACTTTTACTGGAATGTTGGTAGAAGGCGGGGATTCTGTACTGAACCCTACTACTGCTGGAGTAAAATATTGAACAGTAGGTGCTGTTGCTGTCATTTCTGCTATAACACCTGTACCTGGAGTAGGATCAGTGGAAATAGAACGACCGGCATCATTGGCCAGTGCGCTTTGTGAAGTATATAAAGTGACCCATGTTGGTCCAGAAACAGTGACAGCATACAGAGCATAGCCTTTAAATCCGTTGATATTAATTGTGGCACTGGCATTGGCTGCCACATTGGCCGCAACTCCTTGAACATTGACGCGACTGGGTGAGCCGCTGGTTACAATACCAGTTAACTGACTGCCATTGCCAAACAGATAGTTACTAGAAATATTACCTCTTACAGTCAATGAGTTTAAGGTGCCCAAGCTGGTTATGTTTGGCTGTGCATTTGAAGTCACTGTGCCAGCGGTTGAAGCGTTGATGGCATTGGCAACTGTACTAGTAATGCCAGTTAAAAATGCGCCATTGCCCAAAATATAGTTACCACTAATGTTGCCAACAGCAGTTACAGTTCCTCCTGCTATAAAATTGTAACCGCGAGTTGTTCCAACTACAGATAGTGTGCCCAATGCGCCAACCTGCGTGATGTTTGCCTGTATAGGATTGGTTACGGTGTTGGCGATAGTAGCAACAATGCCCGATAACTGGCTGCCATTGCCGTAAAATGTGTGGGCTGTAATTGTGCCTGTGGCACTGATTTTTGTTGCTGTGATATTACTGGTATAGGAATTTAACAACGCGGTCACATTGCTGTTGCCATAGGCCGCAGTAACGTTGGTAAGTTTACTACCATCACCAATAAAGTAAGTTTGAGTAACAACGTTGCCAAGGGCAAGTACTTGACTTGAACTTTTTAAAATCCCGCCTGTTACATTGCCTGCCGCAGATATGTAACCCGTTGCGGTTATATTATTAAAATTGCCGTCACTCATTGGAATATCCTTATTATCCAGTATTTATTGTAAAACCGTATTATTTTACAGCCGCAAAAACAGTCCATAAGTAGTAGCATGACAACAAAATTCTGGGATTTTTTCAATAATGAAGCCGCTCCAAAGCTGGCACATCGCGAAGTATCATTCCGCAAAATGTTTGAGTATTTAGATGAGTTTGACACTCCTGTTACCATAGTAGAAACTGGCTGTCTGCGTCAATTGGGTAATTTTGCTGGAGATGGACAAAGCACCTTACTATTTGATCGCTATGTAACAGACCGCGGACAAGGATCGCACGTGTATTCAGTAGATTTAGATCCAACAGCAGTAGGCGCCTGCCAATCTGTAGTCAGTAAAAACGTTACTGTAACTGCCGGCGATAGTGTTGCGCATCTCAATTCGTTAGCTGAACAATTTATTGCTAATGATACGCAAATAGCACTATTATATCTTGACAGCTTTGATGTAAATTGGGACTACTGGTTTCCTAGCGCCGCACACCACTTGAAAGAATTATGTGTTGCCCAACGATTTATTAATCATGATACCATGGTGGTAGTCGATGATTGCGGCTTGACATCAATGGTATTGCCACAACCCGACGGCACTTTTGCCTTGTCTGGCAATATTCAAGCCGGGGGCAAAGGTCGCCTGGTAGCTGAGTTTGCTAGTCAATTAGGAATTCAGCCTGTGTTTACGCATTATCAAATAGGTTGGACCGGATTAGGTAATCAAGTAAAATAAAAAAGCCCCTTGAAGGGGCTTTTTGTTAGACTTTAAACAGTTTGAGCATATTATGAATACGCTCTAATGGAGTATCCCAATCACCAATACTGGGTTGACGGAAAATACGGCAGGAAGGATACCAAGGACTATCTTCGCGCCGTAACAGATAACGCCAATCCTGACCAAATAAATTCAAAGGCAACCACCAAGGACGACCCAGGGCTCCTGCTAAGTGTCCCACCGACGTATCAACACTGATAATAACATCGCAGTGCATCATAAGACCAGCAGTATCATCAAAGTTTTGAATTGATCCAGGCCAGGCACTGACGCCAATTTCTTTGAGTTTGGCTTCTTGTTCAAAGGTACAGCCAACTTGTAGATTGATCCACTCGTATTCAGGATTGCGCTCAATTAGCGCTACAATTTTTTCAAACTGAATTGCCTTGTGTTGATTGATCCAGGTATCAGGACGACCAGTCCAAGCAAAACCAACTCGCAACCGTGTCTTTTTACCCAAGCGTTTAGCCCAAGTAGCAATACTAGCATCGGTGGCTTTTAGATACTGTAGCTTTTGTGGCAACTTGCTGTAGTCATCAATACCCAAGTGCATGGGAATAGACATGATAGGAGTCCAATAGTCAAATTCTGTAGGAACAGGCATGGTCAAGTCGCAAATTTCGTGCGGAGCATTTATACTGGCTCTAAACAAAGGGCTTAGGCCCATGTCGGTAATAAGTTTTACCTTTGCGCCCATATTGGCCAACTGTTCAACAAAACGTACAAACTGTATATTATCACCGTGTCCTTGCTCGCCTGTGATCAAAATAGTTTTGCCATTGAGATCCTCGCCCTTCCATTGTGGCTGAATAAATTTAGGCAACATACCATCCAAGTGTTCAAAATTCCAACGTGTTTCGTATTGTTCCCATCCGCGCTTTAAATCACCTGCTAACAAATAAGCCACCGCAAGATTAAAGTGAGCTACAGAATCTTTAGGATCAATGGCCAGTGCATTCCATAGGAAACCATAGGCCTGTTCAGGAAAACCAGCTTCGCGAATTACGTTTCCGTAATTGTTATAAGCGGCTCCCAATAATGGATCTTGTATAAATGCTTGAGCATAACAAGCTAGAGCGTTACCTGGATCGGGTACGGAGCGGAATTCGTTGCCTTTGGCGATTAGTTCTTGTACGGATATCATGTCAATATTTAACCTAGTTAAGTACCTACATTAAATTTTTGTTGATTTGCTGTAAATACCTATAACGTAATAATGCGTTTTATGCTGGTACTAAACCCCCAGCGTAGCAGAATAGAACCTGCATTGGGCTTCTTTAAAGGAGAAAACAAAATGGGTCGTCCACTAAAAATA